TTATCGCCCTATCAAGAGCCATAATAGTGGCCACAGCGCCATCAATTCTCTCAGTTGATTTTTCTTTGTCAGGCTTAATGTTACCTGCAGGGTCAGTTCGAATAAAAATGTTATCCATCATCCAGCGTAGTACCGGATGCCCACCATGGGCTATTTTCTGCTCCAGAGTAAGCTTCATTAGTTCCTTGGTAGGTGGGCTCATGTCCTTAAAACCTTGTCCAAAAGGAACTACAGTAAAGCCAAGACCCTCAAGGTTTTGCACCATCTGTACAGCGCCCCAACGGTCAAAGGCAATTTCTTTAATATTGTATTTCATGCCAAGTTCCTCAATAAAGGCTTCGATAAAACCGTAATGCACCACATTACCCTCAGTGGTTTCTAGGAATCCTTGCTTCTTCCATAGGTCATAATTAACATGATCTCTTCTCACGCGTAAATCAAGGTTATCCTCAGGTATCCAGAAAAATGGCATAATGCTGTACTTATCATCTTCATCAGCTGGTGGGAATACAAGAACAAAAGCCGTAATGTCCGTACTACTCGAAAGGTCAAGACCGCCATAACAAATCCGTCCTTTTAATGCATCCGGGTCAACATCGAATGCACATTTATCCCATTTATCCATTGGCATCCAGCGTACAGATTGTTTTACCCACTGATTCAGACGAAGTTGTCTGAAACTGTTTTCTTCAGCTGGGTTCTGTTTTGCACTTTCACAGGCAGCTTTTACTTTATCAATGCCGACCGTGATTCCAAGAGAGGGATTTGCCTTCCTCCACACTTTCGGATCAGTCCAATCCTCGTCGGGGTCAGCGCCATAAATAACAGGATAGAAGGTAGGATCATGCTTTCTGCCCTTTATAATATCGAGGGCCTTTTGGTGCACCTCCCAGCATATGCTGTTCTGGTTATCGCCTGCAGTAGTTATCAAAAAATATAGCGGCTGCATTCTTGCATCTCCGCTACCTTTGGTCATAACATCGTAAAGTTTTCTATTAGGCTGAGTGTGGAGTTCGTCAAAAACCACACCGTGGGTATTGAACCCATGTTTGTTGCTAACATCAGCAGATAGTACTTGATAAACGCTACTTGTTGGCTTATAAATTAACCGCTTCATAGAGTTGAGAATTTTAACTCTCTTGTTAAGGGCCGGGCACATCCGAACCATATCGGCAGCAACATTGAAAACAATGGATGCTTGGTTTCTATCAGCCGCACAGCCGTAAACTTCAGCCCGCTGTTCATTGTCACCACAGGTGAGAAGTAGGGCAATAGCTGCTGCAAGCTCAGATTTACCTTGCTTCTTCGGGATCTCTACATAAGCAGTATTAAATTGCCTATACCCATTCGGCTTTAAGATTCCAAACAAGTCCCGTACAATCTGCTCCTGCCAGTCAATAAGATCAAAAGGCTTCCCAGACCATGTTCCCTTTGTATGATTGAGTGCTTGTATAAAGGCAACAGCATAGTCGGCGGCAGTCTCGCTGTAGATTGAATCCTCGGCTTTGAACTTTGTCGGGGTGTATTTCTTTAGTTTCCGTATTGCCGCCGCCTCCTTTCTGATGGCATAAAAAAAAGACCTGATGTTAACCAAGCCTACAAATTCTATCTATACGAGAAACAGTACCGTTTCCGGCACTGCACTCAGTTGTTTTACTTTAATCCTATTTATTCTTCTCCGGTCAAGATAAAACGAAAGTAAGCAATTTTGTTTTCTGCAAGGTAGCAGGCTAATTCAATAAATCCTTTACGAAATGCAATCTCACGCACCTTGGGAATATCAAACATATTAGTTTCGCCAGATTTCCTGATGTTTAATATCTGCTCCTTAACCTTATTATTCATCTTCTACACCTTCCTTAGTAGAGTTCGTGACTAGCCTCTTCAAGCTTTCCAAATATTGATCGTGTGGTTTACAATTTCTTTATGCTATCCACACCATAGACAACACCGAGGGTAGAGCCATTGTCCCAATTAACAAAAACGGTACCAGTATCGTCAACAAAATTCACTGTTCCTTGGTCACCGGGTTTAAGTTTTGTGTATGGGTCATCCATGTTAACCAACTCTACACGACTGCCTCTGACATATTGTATTCGGATACGTTCAACGGTTTCTCTTGATGGAAAGTTATTCATCGTGCTCACCCTCCACTTTATTCGGAGTGCCATCCCTAAAAGCCGAGTTACCAGAAAGATTTTTCATGAGCAGCTTTCTAGCAACTTTGAATTCCTCTCCGATAAAACCAAGCCTTAAAAGAAAAACCCGGAAAGCGTACTTCTCATTATCAACAGCTTTTTCTTTAGCTGTTACTCGTTTTTGCTTTTTTGCCAAGGAGCAAAGGCCTGTTACAAAGGCAGTGTAGGCTTCAACTTCGCCGCAGTCGTTTTCTAATTTAAACCAAGGAAACTTGATTGTGGTTTCGGTTCTTTCAATTGTTAAGGCTTCAGTGTCGACAGCTTTTTTGATTAGCGTTGCTTTGCTTGCCACTATTTTATCTAGATTTGTTAAATGCTCCTCTGTGAAGCCCTCGATTGGTATTTCAACGGTAAGGAGATCATCCGGTTTAGTTTGTTCTTCCGATAGGGGAGAGTCGTATTCCATGCTGATAGCCTTAAAACCGTGAAGAACTTCCAGGTTATTGACTAGTTCTGAACTATCATCGCCTTTTAACATTCCATTCTTATCGATGTAAAACTTCCCTACCACGTATCCGAACGTGGGTGCACCTTTGTAGTTAATAGGCTCGCCAGTTAATTCACTGATTGCTTGCACTAAGTTCTTGCGCTCTGAGCTTGTTACGTTGTAGTTTATTCTCATAATCACTACCACCTTTCTTTTTGGTAGTTACATATATCACTCTAAAGCTGTGAAATAGCAAGTCTTTTAGACATTATTCTTTTGCCAATTCACTATATTTGTACTTCGTACCATCTCTTAATAGAAACACACTATCTGAATCTCCGACTTGCTCAACATACCGCTTAACGATAACATCACAATACTTTTCATCAAGCTCAATGGTATAGCATATACGCTCCGTCTGCTCACAGGCCACGAGTGTGCTTCCAGAACCGCCGAAGGGATCAAGCACAATGCTATTAACCATACTACTGTTCAGAATAGGGTAGGCGATCAAAGGTACTGGCTTCATGGTAGGGTGATCAGCGTTTTTCTTTGGCTTCTCAAATTCCCAAATGGTCGTCTGCTTTCTGTCTGAGTACCAATTGTGTTTGCCAGCCTTCTTCCAACCAAACAGAACAGGCTCGTGCTGCCACTGATACGGAGAGCGACCTAATACTAGTGATTGCTTTTTCCATATGCAAGTACCTGAAAGATAAAAACCAGCGTCTGAGAAAGCTTTTCTAAAATTTAAGCCCTCAGTGTCCGCATGGAACACATAAATAGAAACATCCTTTGTCATCACTGCTTCCATGTTTTTAAATGCTGATAGAAGGAAAGTATAGAATGCTTCATCTGCCATATTGTCGTTTTTGAGTTTACCTGCTGAACCTTCGTAATTCACATTATAGGGTGGATCGGTTACAACAAGATTTGCTTGCTTTCCGTCCATCAAGACTGTAAAAGTGTCTATTTTGGTGCTGTCACCACAGATTAATCGATGATTTCCTAGGAGCCATAAATCTCCAACCTTTGTTACTGCCGGTTTTTTTAGTTCTTCATCTACATCGAAGTCATCGTCTTTTACATCTTCAATATCCCCCATTAACTTGCTTAATTCAGCTTCATCAAAACCTAGTACAGACAGATCAAAGTCGGCTCCTTGAAGTTCTGATATCTCAACCGATAACATTTCCATATCCCAGCCGGCATTCATAGCAAGACGGTTGTCCGCAATTATGTATGCTCTCTTTTGGGCTTCGGTTAAGTGCTCCGCGAACACGCAAGGCACCTCTGTGATGCCTTCTTCCTTGGCAGCCAAGATTCTTCCATGGCCTGCAATAATGTTTAAATCCTTGTCTACGATTACTGGATTGACAAATCCAAATTCCCGAAGGGATGCTCTCAATTGGAGTATTTGCTCTTTGCTATGAGTACGGGCATTCCGGGCATACGGCACCAGCTTGTCTATATTAACCTTTTCAAAACGTTCAGTTACATTCATGTACCTTTACCGTCCTTTCCTGCCCAATAAAAGAGCTTCCATAATATCGTCCTGAGGATTGCCAGTGAAGGCAGTCGTGCAGTTCTGTTTTACAATTTCGAACATTTCATACCAGAGCAGGTTAGCCTGTTTCTGAAACGACTGGCTCATCTGTACAAAGGGGCTTGCTATTGCTCCTCCTGTGGTAGGGTGTTTTCCTAATAGGCCGTAGGTGCTGATAGCTTCTTCACACTGGATGTACCGGGTAAAAGCCTGAGCATAGGCTTCAATTAATCGAGGGTTTACAAACTTCTCACATCCGCGATCTCGAAGCCAACACCATGTTTCTTTAAATAGTGCATCTGCTCCTAGTGGCTTCCCGTCTTTTTGTTTTGAGCGTAGGTATTCGCTAGGCTCGGGGATATCTTCACCGACAAGGTCATCATCTACTTCCAGGTCTTGAGCTTCTAAAATCTCGGGGTGAAGGTCAGGTACTTCTAATACCTTTGCTGTTTTTCCTTTTGTTATTTTATCTGCAAGAGGTTCCGGCTTATCGCCTGCGCGAATGCGCCTGCCGCCTCTGTAAGTTCCGTCCTTTGCCATGCGGCATCACCTCCTTTTGTTGTGTTTGGTTTAATACCCCCTTTGAACCGACATTTTTTTACGCGTGACCCCACGCCGCTGTCCATTTTAAAAGGTTGTAGCGATTTGACCTCCCCCCACCGACAAAGCTTCTATGCAAATGATTGTAAAATTATATATAATAATACTAAGTTCATAACACAAAAGGAGTTGATCGGTATGAGTAAACCAATAAATGAATATTTAGAAGCACAAGTTATCAAAGCTTATCTCATTGATGGCCATAGCCATAGAAGAATTCAGGAAGAAATATTAGATATACCAGCACCTGCACGCGGTGGAGGTTTTGAAGCAATGAAGATTCTTCACTCTTATGGAATTCAAGGGGATAAAAAGGCTATCTTATGTTCAAACAGATTTGAAGAAGAAATAGAAACAGCATCAGCATCTTATAAACATGCACTACTTTTAATTAAGAAATATTTTCTCGACTAATTTACCATCTGTCGCCACTCTCTGCAGTGATCCTCGAGTGACATGACTTACAAAGGGCCATGAGGTTACTCCTTTCATTGTTTCCACCTTTTGATAGAGGAAGTTTGTGGTGTACTTCTTCAGCAGCAGTAAGCTTGCCTTGCTTCTCACACTCTTCGCAGAGAGGATGCGCCTTGATGTAGCGATCACGAATACGCTTCCAAGCTCGGCCATACCGCTTGTTGGAAGCAGGGTCACGTTGGAACTGGTTGTAGTATTTGTCCATTACTTTTTGGTGCTCGGCACAGTATTGCTCGCGTTCTGCAAGCCGACCGCAGCCGGGGTAAGCACAAGGACGTTTTGGCTTATATGGCATGGATTCACCTCACTTGTACAATTAATATTGTATTAAATCAGTGACCAAAGCCACTGTTCGACCCATTAAAAGTC